GTATAGGGTCAAGTTCTACATCGATCATGCCATCACCTAACATGGTTTTGCAATAATCGGTAACACTTTGGCGTTGTTGTTCGTTGTCAGTCATATGAGTATTTACCATAAATACAACACTATGCCAAGACTTTCCCTGTACCGTCCCGAAAAGGGCAATGATTTTAAGTTTCTCGACCGTGTGATCAATGAAGAATTTCAGGTTGGGGGAACAGACATCTTTATACACAAATACGCAGGTACCGTTGCTCCCACTGATGGGCAAAGTAGTCCTACGACTCCTAACAATTCAACCAACCCTATTCCTGAAATAGGCATTCAAGATGTCTTGTTCATGGAAAACAGAGATAGAATTTACGAACCCGATGTCTATGTTATCCGTGGGATCTATACCATGCAAGACCTAGATTTTAATCTAAGTCAGTTTGGACTGTTTCTAAGCAACGATAATATCATGCTACACTTTCATTTGAGAAATTGTGTAGATGCGCTAGGTCGTAAAATCATGCCAGGTGATGTATTTGAACTGCCCCACTTAAAAGATGAATACGCATTAGATGACAGTCTTGTAGCATTAAAAAGATTTTATGTAGTAACAGATGTTAGCCGTCCTACTAACGGTTTTAGTCAAACTTGGTATCCGCACTTGCTACGTGCTAAATGTCAACCCCTAGTTGATAGTCAAGAATTCAGTCAAATCCTCAATGCAGATAGCGGTGCCGGTGATGGTAGCACACTAAAAGACCTTCTATCTACCTATCAAAAGAGTATTGACATTAATAATCAGATTATTGAACAAGCACAACAAGATGCTCCACTAAGCGGATATGATAAAAATCACTTGTTTGTAATCCCCACTGACGCAGACGGTCTTGTAGATGTAGAGGATGCTAGCGATACTGATGATGATGCTAGCCAAACTTACCTAGATGCCAGTTTTGTTCTAAAGACTCCTAAACGCAATATATATGTAGGTATAGAAAGCGGTGACGGAGTTCCGCCTAACGGAACAAAGTTTGGCAGCGGCATCACATTTCCTAGTGGACCTAGCAAAGGACAATTTTTCCTACGTACAGATTACCTTCCTAACGCATTATTTAGATACGACGGTAATCGTTGGGTCATGTATGAGCAAGGTGTTCGTATGACCATGAACCAGTTTGGTTCTCAAGATGTATCAACTGGAACTTTTGCTGGTTCTGCTATTAGAGAAACACAGAAATCTAGTTTTGTTAATAATACTAACACTGGTACAATCAGTGGAAAAGTTGTAACAGAACGTCAAGCATTAAGTAAGGTACTAAAACCTAAGGCGGACAATTAATATGGATCATTTTTATGATGGGCAAATAAGACGGTATCTTACTCAATTCATGCGAGTAATGAGTAATTTTAGTTATAAAGATACCGGTGGCAGACTTCATCAAGTCCCTGTTATGTACGGTGATCCTAGTCGCCAAGCCAGTGCAATACTAAAAAAGAATAGTGAAAATACAGTACCAAGTGCTCCTTTCATTGCCTGCTATATTAAAGGACTAGACTACGAACAGGCTAGACTGCAAGATCCTACATTTGTCAGTAAAGTACAAATTAGAGAAAGAGAGTATGACGACGAGACTCAACAATATCTAGAAACACAGGGACGTGGTTATACAGTTGAACGTATTATGCCTGCACCTTATAAATTAACTTTTAATGCAGATATATGGACAACTAACACTGACCAAAAGTTACAGATATTTGAACAGTTGAGTTATTTCTTTAATCCTGCAATGGAATTACAGACCACTGACAACTACGTTGATTGGACTAGTTTAACAGTATTATATCTAAAACAAACTAACTGGACCAGTAGACAAGTTCCACAGGGCGCAAATCAAGATATTGATATTATGACATTGACATTTGAAACTCCTATATGGATTACTCCTCCTGCCAAGGTCAAGCGTATGGGTGTTATTACAAAAATTATTGCCAACGTATTCAGCAATCCTGAAGGTACTATTGTATCTGAGTACGACAGCATTGACACAGTATATTCAGGTCTAGGAGATCCGGTGGCCAAAGTCGTAGTTACACCTGGTAATTTTGAATTGCTTGTTCTAGATAATGTTGCCAGTATTGTTAGAAATGAAATTGTATCAGATGCTAACTTAGATGAAATGCCTAACCATACTGTGTCTTGGAGAAAAATATTGGATCTGTATCCAGGACAATTTAGGGCAAATTTATCACAGTTACGTTTGACTAAATCTGATGGTAATGAAGTAGTGGCATTTATAAGTTTAGACCCGTTCGATGAACGTAGAATGATATTAAATGTGGATGCAGACACAATTCCTTCTAATAGCAATATTAGCGGTAGAGGTACAGTCGATGCTATTGTTAATCCTGAAACATTTAATCCCAATAATCCAACTGCCGGTACTAGATATCTCATACTAGAAAATATTGTTACTACATCAAGCAACGGACCAAGTGCTTGGTTAAACAGCAACGGTAGTGCTTTTACAGCCAACGCTAATGATATTATACAGTGGGATGGTAGTTCATGGACAGTAGTTTTCAATTCTCAAGAGGTTGCGGCAGTCACTTATATAACTAACATTTATACAGGCGTTCAATACAAGTGGGACGGAGAAGCCTGGAGTAAAAGTTTTGAAGGTATCTACGATAAGGACGCATGGAGAATAATACTGTAAATTCGCAACAAATCATCGCAAGCGGTGGTTTATTTCTAGCAAAAAATACCAAGCGTTTTTTGTTCTTACTACGCACACAGGGGCGTACTGCTGATACATGGGGTCTAGTAGGTGGTCGCAAAGAACCTACTGATGCTACACCCTTTGAAGCACTGAAAAGAGAAATAGAAGAAGAGATAGGTAAAGTTGCTGAGATTAAAAAGACAATTCCTCTAGAATTGTTTACCAGTAACGATCAAAATTTTCAGTATAACACCTATGTTGTGATTGTTGATAATGAATTTATTCCTCAACTAAACGAAGAGCATAGCGGATATGCTTGGTGTAGTTATGAGAACTGGCCTAAGCCACTGCATCAAGGACTTAAGGCCAGTTTTGGCAGTAAAGTTATTAAAGGTAAATTAGAACTTCTTTTAGATTTACTTGAGTAAATCTGGCCCAAATGCATAGGTGCCCAGGTGGCGCATCTCCATGCTTAGTTGTGTATCCACTTTAACCGTATGACCAATCGCGGCCATCTTCTGACAAAAGATCATGTCTTCACCTAGATGATCGTTGCTTTCGGGAGTCCAACCAAATTCAAACCAAGGTTGCGGAATTTTGTCTAGTATCGATGTTTTCATAAGCATACAGCCCATACCAATACCTTCCACTTCTGCTAGGTCATCTTGTGATTCAAATGGTAAAGGATTCCCCCAATCGCCGATAATAGGATAGGCAACACCTTTATAAGGAGGCTGTCTACGAATATAGTTTGCACAGACGATATCTTCTTTGTGCGCCAGCAGGCGTAGTGCAGTAGTAGCAGGAAATACCATGTCACTGTCTAACCACAACATGTATTCTGCACCAATTTTACGTGCTTCTAATGCCAGTCTTTCTCGTTGTGTTAGTAGGACTGTACTGGCATCATAGATAACATGCGTGTCCAGTCCCTTCATGGTGTTGAGTTTGACCAGTTCAATCATGCATTTACTAAATGCCGCATGTACTTGATCGCGTGTGGGACTTAATACTGCCAGTTTTGATTTTTTTAGACTCCACTGGCTAGAGGAGAATACACTATTTGTCATGCGCCGGCTACATCGTTACTTAATGTTTCGCCTTGTATGACCAATTCTTGAATAGAATTAATAAGGTCTTGACTGCGTTTAGCAGTTAAAATAAAATCATTAGGACTTAGTTTACACATTTTTTCCATTGTGTCAATGCTGAGTTCATTTTTACAAAGAGTTTCTAATGCTCCTTGACGAGCCAATGATTCTACAAAACGTTGTTTTACAGTTTCGTCATCTTGGCCAAATAGTTCTCGGCATTCATCTTCATCCATATCGTTGGCTAGTTCGTCGAGTATGGCTAACTCTTGGCGTTCTAGATCTGTTGGTTTCTTTAATGTCTGTAGGGCATCAATTCTTTTTAGGAATTCTGCGAGTACTTGAGGATTGGTTTTCCTCTCACTCCATGTGATTGTATCTAATTCCCATCTGCTGATTTGAGATGCGGCGGCTACTTTAAGCAAATTCTTAATATCTAAACTCATATTACGTCCAATTTTAAGCGTAAGTGTAAGGGGCAGTTTTGCCACCGAACGTTGATGAGAAACTAATTTGTGTACCGGCTACTTTACCGCCATAACTGGCGCCAAGGGTGGCACTGAGCGCAATATTTTGGCCGGCACCGGGGGCAACGTTGGTGTATGCTAATTTAACACCACCCATTTTAATTGCTGAACCTGTTGCTGGTAAAACTGACGCCACTCTTTAGTCTCCTAGATATTTATTTGCCATTAATTAACCTGATACATTTATTGATATCGTGTTATTTACCTAGTTGTTTTTTGATATCTTCTAACTCGGATAATAAAGTTTTAATTGTGGCTTGCTGTTCCTTGATTGCTTCAACTAGTAGTGGAACTACTTTTTCGTATTGAATTGTTTTGTAGTTCTCACCGCTCTTGCTATTACCATTTTCATCTTGGTCAAACGGTGCAGGGCGAGTTGCTTCTGGTAGTACAGCCTCAACTTCGTCAGCAAATAAACCAACTAGTTTAACTGTCTTATCATATCCAAAACTTGCGGCAATGTCGTTTGGTGTATAAGTAATACCATGTAAACTTAGAACTTTTTCAACAGCATTATCAATTACAGCAACATTTTCTTTTAGTCTGCGATCTGAATAGTAGGCTGTAATTTCGTTGGTTGCACGAATTTCACCAGTTGTACCCGAGCCTGCTGTGCCAACTCCTAGACTCAATAGTTGTACACCGCCATCTGCTTCTGATGCAATTATGGCCTGTACAGTTGCACCTGCAGAGTTTTGACGGAAAATTCTAAGATTATTGTTTGCGGTTCCTGCGGCAACATCAATATTCCATGTATAGTTTGCCTGTCCAGTGATACTAGCGGCTTGGTTGTTACCGTAACCTAGAACAATTTGAGCACCTTCGGCCGATACAGTAGAACTACCCCGAATAACAAGGTTTCCGCCCTGTCCCATGATAGCGTTTGAATTAGCATCGACTAAGAATTTTAATGCACCACCGCTATAGAATCCGTGTTCACCTGCCGCAGTATTACCTGCATTATATTTGAACAGACTGTCCCCACCGTTTACTGCGGCTTGTTTTTCAATTGCATAATAGTTGGCCGCGTTAGCATTTAACTGTATCTTTAGACCAGTAGCATCAGTAAATGATATTGGAGCACCAGGAGTACCAGTACCAATCATCATATACCCGTTACTTGGGTTAATTGAGTGACTACTAGTAGTATACACCGCCATATTAGCACTTGAAGCATTGTTGGCATTGACAAATGTTGGGTAATATGTACCACTGGCAGGTTGTGCCACAGTTGCAACGTTGGCCGCATTGGTTGCATTACCTGATGTAACACCACTTAATGCTGTCCAAGCAGGAGCACTTGCACCTGCTGTTAACACATAGCCGTTAGTACCTAATGCCAGTGTTGTGGTTGCACCAGCATCGGTTTGATATACCAAACTACCTGCCGCGCCGCCAACAACGTTGACAGAAGTTTGCATTAATGTAGCAGTATTCAATGTCCATGTCTGTGCCGCACTTCCGTTAAACGCTGAGCCTGTTAAGCCAGTACCTGCTGAATGGCTAGCAATAGTTGCATAAGCAGTACCGGCATTGGTTGCGGTAGTTGCTGTATCCGCTATAGTAGCACGGTTTACATAGATACTACCCGTACTGGTCCAGGTAGGAGCACCTACATAGTTGGCCTGTAAGAAGTTACCTGTAGTTGCTGTGCTTACAAAACTTGTAGCACCTGGACCTGTTTGATAATGTAGTTGTCCAGCAGTACCGCCTGCAATGTTTGTAGCAGTTGTACTGACACCGGTAATGCTGGCATTAATAGTTCCTAAAACAGTTATGTTTCCGCCAACATATAAATCTCTACCAATGCCAGCACCACCAGCAACTTGCAACGCACCTGTAGTTGTTGAAGTGGCATTGGTATAATTGTATGTACTGATAATATCATCTGTTTGTACCAGTGTGGTTGTAACTGTAGTAAGTTGAATTGTTAATTTTGTAGCAACAATCTCACCACCAACATATAGATTACCACCAATGCCAACACCACCGTTGACCACTTGTAGAGCACCGGTAGTTGTTGAAGTAGCCGCAGTATTACTAGTGATGATAATATTACCACCGGCTTGTGTTAGTGTGCTTTGATACACAGGAGCATTAGCACCAGTTGACATCAAGAACTGACCAAATGTACCAGGTCCTACAAAACTAGTTACGCTAGGTGCTGATTGATAAGGTAACTGACCTGCTGTGCCAGCGGCAATATTAGTTGCGGTTGTTACTGTTCCAGAAACTGTTAAGGCAGTTACCGCAGTAGCCACTAAAGTTGCTGTATTCAATGTCCAAGTTTGTGCAACAGATCCATTATATGCTGTTCCAGTTAGACCTGTACCTGCTGTTAATAGGTTACTTACAAAACCAACTCCGATCGATCCTGTGTTGGTATATGTTGGAGCACTTGTTCCTGCACTAACTAAAAGTTGTCCTGCTGTACCTGGTCCAGCAAATGCAGTTATGCCTGGAGCACTTTGATAGTGCAATTGACCGGCGGTACCTGCGGCAATATTAGTAGCAGTTGTGATAGTAGTACCTGCACCAATTGTGCCGTTAAATGTACCAACAAATGTTGTGGCAGTTACAATGCCACCAAAGAATCCACCACCTGCTACACCAATGCCGCCTGCTACCTGTAGGGCACCGGTGTTAGTTGACGAAACACTAGTTGTTGTTGGTAATACTAGTTGAGTAGAACTAAATTCTGCAATTGACGTACCACCAGATCTAATTTGCAATGGATATGCACCAGTAGTTGAATATGTAGTATCAATAAATGTTTTACTGGTAGAATCATCAACACCTAAATTAAGTTGTCTCAAGCCCGCACCTGAAGATTGTAGTCTTAATTTATAAGTGTTATTTCCACTATAAACTTGAATAAAATCGCCAACATATAGGTTACCACCAATACCTACGCCACCGTTGACTACCTGTAGAGCACCTGTGATTGTTGAAGAAGCCCCTGTGTTGCTAGTAATGATAATATTACCGTTAACCTGTGTCAATGTTGATTGATATACCGGAGCACTAGCACCAGTTGACATCAAGAACTGACCATATGATCCGGGACCAGCAAAACCAGTTAGGCCCGGTGCTGTTTGATAGTGAATTTGGCCCGCTGTACCTGCGGCAATGTTTGTAGCAGTGGTTGCTGTTCCCGAAACGGTACCCGCAAATGTACCAACAAAACTTGTAGCAGTAACAGTACCGCCAACAAATACACCACCGCCTACAGCCAGTCCACCGTTGACAATTTGTAGCGCACCTGTTGTGGTACTTGATGCATTAGCACCGGCAGCAATAACAATATTATTGTTGATCTGCTGTATTGTTGATGTGCTTGATTCTAAAAACGATAGTTGACTGGCTAAACTCATTGATGTATCCTAGTAATTTAGTGTATTTACCAAACTTTTACGCTTGTGCTTCACCCCAACGTAGTACCAAGTTAGTACTTAATGCTGTGCCGGTTGTAACATAAACGTTAATCGCTAATACGTCCGGACCGTTTGGATACGCTCCACGGCCACCTAACGGTGTGTTGGTCATTTCTTTCAATGCTGATAAGTCCAAAGCGTCCTTGTTAGCAGGGCTAGAAATAAACGAGAAAATAGTTTCACCTGGCTGTGCGTAGGTATTTCTAAATCCAGCAATACCTACGTTGGCTGTTAAGTTTCCGATTAATGGCTGACTTATTTGGACTGTTGCACTCGACGAACAGTTAGTAATAACTGTACCTCCTGCAATAGTACCCGAGGCTGTGCTTATTGCATCACCAACCTGCATGGTTGCTGTGGTGTATACAGCAATTGTACTGGCGCCTGCGGCAGCGCCTGCGGCTACTGTAGTGATATAAGTTGCACTGTTATCAAAGAACATGGTATTTCCCGGAGCAATCTGTGCAAAACTTGGTTGGCCTGTACCGTAAGCGTTACCGCCCTGTGGTCCACCCTGTAAACTGTTCCAGGTAGTATTATTTGTACTTGTTGAATAGTTGCTTGGATTTAGTACACCTTCGATAATAATGGCCTGGTTAGGTGATGTACTACCGCCCGCTGTAATTTCAATTGACTGTAGTAACAACTGAGCACGGTTAATAAGTTCTCTAACTCCGAGATCTCCAGGAATAGCATTGCTTACACTTGGTGCCAGTCGAATAGCAAACGCAGTTTTCTTAACTGGTCCAGCAATGATGTTGGGAGCCTGATAGTTAAAAATGTAACCACGGTCTTGGTCAAAGCCGCCGTCTGTTAAGAACGCTGAACCCCAGTGACTAATAGTCGGAGTTGCAGTTTGACTGATCAAGATAACACCGGTGCCTGTACTGTGTGTGGCTGCGGTACCCCCTGTAAATGTACGAGTCGTGCCACCTGTAAACATTGATAAAGACACAGCACGACTTAGACCTGTTAATTGTGCTGTTCCGGAACTGGCACTTTTACCTGTGTAACCAATCATTTCGTTATCAACATAGACGGTACCTGTGCTTGGGAAGAAAGTAACGTCAGTTAAGGTCATTGATGTACCTATGGTACTTAGATTTGTACCAGTAATAGCGGCGCGGGCACTTTCATTTTGAATTTCATAGCGCACAGGCATGTTGCCAGAACGCATATATGCTTCTGTGTTGACGTTACTGTTCTTGATACGGTGTACTGTGATATATCTACCATCTGGTCCGCGTAAGATCCATTCAATAAATCCAGCACCGTACCAGGTCCATTGTAGGCCGATCATCTGCATTTTATTGGGCAACAGATTGTAACCACTTGTATTGAACACACTGTTAGAGCCGTCACAACGGTCCATGTTCCACTGACTTTGTGGAACAAGAATATCTTTAATTTTTACCAGTTTAGCACCACTAACTGCTGATGCGCCTCGATAGTCAGGACTAACATACATGGTTGCTGTTCCAGCGACAGCAGTGACCACGTGTGTCATACCACGAATAACCACACGGTCTCCGGCGGCCACTTGTTCATTGAATCTGGTATCGATTCCAGTTACCAAACTGCTGTCGGGTGTGGCACTAACTGTTCCGGCAGTTTGGAATGTGCTACTGCGCTGTCCAATGGACATTTGTTGACCATCAAACTGCCAGTACATGCCGTTTTGATCATCGTAGGTGCCTGCACGAACAGTTGAACCGTGCCAACTAACATGACTAACCACAGCAGGAGCCTGGAAATATGCACGGGTATCACCTAATACTTGTGTAGCAATCACTGTGAATACACGTTCGTCAACAATACTTGCCACAACATAGTTTCCATTGTAGCCCGTTGTTACTATTCCATTTAAATTAATAACTGCACCAACTTGCAGTCCATGATCTAAATCGTCTGTAGTAACAGTAATAGTTGAGCCCACGGTTGTTCCGTTGGCTGTAATTGATTTTAAGTCATAATTAGGTGAAAACAGCGCACCTGTATTATAGTTAACAGCCTTACCAGACTGATAACGAATATATTTTTTACTTTGACGCACGGCTTGATGTCCGTGTCCGGGACTACCTGTACCTAAACTTACACCACCGTCAAAAGGTCTGTGAATAAAGAATGCATCAGGTCTGGCATAAACTTTACCAGCAGGGGTGCCAGTAATTGTACCAACATCTCGAGCCGCATAAGTTAGTGTGGTTGCACTTGGAACACTTAAAATATAAAAAGGCCCTTGGCACAATGTATGGTTGTTAGAGCCGTTATCACTGCTGATGGTAGTTAAAATACTGCCGCCGGGCAACAATCCGTGATTGGTGGCAAATGTCACTGTTACTGTACCTGTAGCGGCCGCACCAGATCCTGCGGTGGCAAATGTAGCAGTGCCAATGTCAGCACCTGTATAGAATCCGCCCTTACGCAAAATTGCGTATGAGGTATATAAACTTTGTCCACCACTGGTTCCAACTTTGGCCTTGGCATAGTAGTTAAATGTTGTTGGACTAGGTACAGCATTAATAAGGAAACTACCTTCTGCACGACTCCATCCTGTAATAGCGGTATTTAATCCTTTAAGTGTCACAACAGTACCCGTTGCAAAATAATGCGGAGTAGGTGTAGTTATAGTAATTAAACTTTCAATATCTGAGGCGCCACCGCCACTGGCGTTTGTGGTAATGTTAGATAAGTTTGTATCAGTTCCGGGAATTTCATATAAGGAAGGATATCCGCGCTCTAATTCTAACTGCATCCATTTGGTTGGCTGTAATCCGTATTCGAAGTCAGCGTCAAGCATACTCTGTGGATTTGCGGTACGCATACGTTCAAAAGCGTCTGTGCCAAATTCCCAAGGACGAACAACAGTTACAGGGTTTTCTACAAATATTTGTAGGTTATCTGCAGAAAGATGTCCAGTTGTACTATACCCAAGTGTAATTGTTGTTATACCGTCCGCAGTTTGTAACACTTGAGGAAAGTTTGCATCGTTGGCTCTGCTAAAACTTACTGATGTGTTGGTAAATGTTGCATCAGCAAAGTTGTAAATGATAGAATTTCTTGTTACATTGGTGATTAATGTAATTTGGTTAAGATCCCATTTCCCTGGAATCTTGATGGTTCCTACACCTGCCGCGCCTGGCGTGTAAATGTATGATCTTAATAATTGTTTTGACATTCTAAATATTCCTTAATATGTTACTTATCCACCAAATGCTACAGAATATGCTATTGCGAGTGCATTTATGTTGTTAATGCTACTGCTGGTTAATCCTGATACCGTTCTAATAATATCACCACTAACACGAGGTGTGTTTAATGATACTGTTGTTCCGTTGCTGGCTGTGTAATCTGAACTTGCTAACTGTACACCGTTGGCAAATATCTGTATGGTACCAACTGTATATCCACCTGCAACGGTAAACAATGTTTGCCCACCTGTTGCTGTAAATTCTTGAATGCTAGTTGGTAAAATTATTGAACCGTTGGTATATAAATTACCACCTACGTAGGCATTACCAGCAATACCAACACCGCCCTGAACAATTAGGGCACCTGTAGTAGTTGAACTGGCATTAGTTGAGTTTTGTATTACATGAATACCTGCAGAATAAATGTTTCCACCTACGCCCACACCACCTGCAACCACTAGGGCACCTGTTGTGGTGCTGGTTGATTGGGTAATATTGGTAATGTTAAAAGTACTGGTTGTACTGGTACTGCCACTGGTAAACAATACACCGTTTTGGTATAGGTTACCATTGAAATAAATGTTTCCGCCGATTCCTACGCCACCCACAACTTGCAAAGCACCAGTTGTGGTGCTGGTTGATTGTGATGTAGACAAGACTGTTAAACTTATTGTAGAAGTTACTGATTGTGAAACTCTAGTCCATGAGGTATTGGCACTGCTATAGGTATAGGTTATACCGTTTAGCGTTGCGGTTTGTCCGTTTGTTGGGGAAGTTGGAAAACTCATTTTTTGTCCTTATACTTTATTTAACTTATATTGTTACCTTGTAGCGTTCCACTCACTGTAAACGAAACCTTTGCAGAACCTCTAACATAAGCACCGGCAGCACCGCCACTGGAACCGTAGCCTTTGTAGATTGGGTTGGATTGGCTACTGTCTGTTCCAGCCGAGCCTGCGACGCCATATGCCCCACCGGCGCCGCCACGACCGGCACCGTTAACACCGTTACCGTAAGTGCCTGCCCCCGAATCTGAGCCCGATGTACCTGCTGTACCTGAAGGTATTGAACCGGCTGGATTATATGACCCACCTTGAGTATCAGCCACACCACCCGGATAACCTTGTCCACCACCGCCACCACCACCGTGACCGTAGGGACTTGGATAGTAGCCACCTCCACCTCCTCCACCTCCACCACCTCCGGCTATGGTGCCGTTATTGATAATATTGATTGTTGGTGTTATGCTTGTTTTTATAATGGTCAATGCATCGCCACCATTGCTTCCTTGATATGGTCCTATTGGCCCTGGGCTTGCTGAACCCGATGGACCAACTTGTCCACCAAGTGCGCCATCTCCGCCATAACCAAGTATACGACCATTATTGATCAAAGTGACTGTATCTCCAGCGGCCGCTGAACCTGTAATTTTAAGAGCAGTTGCAAAACTGCCAGGATTACCATAAAGCACAACACCAGAATTTACTGTAATTGTTATATCTGTTTTACCAGCAGAATACCCTGATAATGTGTCCAGTGTAACAGTCGGCGATTGTGTAGTGGATGAATAAACTACACTAAGTGCTATTCTTCCTGGACCGGCTCCTAAAAATGATTGCAGAATAGTCATTTTATGTTAGTCCAGATCCTGTAATTACAGCACTTGATGCTGTTATGAATAGAATTGTACACATACCATACAGTCCTAATGTTCTGTTACCTGTCTGTGATGTCGATTGGCCTGCCCATTGTAAGGTAAGACTTGAACCTTGAGTAATAGTTTGACTTGAACCTGAGTTGTTGTAGATAGAAACAATATGCCCTGCACTCATTACAGCATTAGGAATAGTAACACCACCTGTGGTTATACTGATTGTTTTTCCTGCGTCGCCGGCCACTAATACATAGGCACTGCTTGTTGAGTTAATTGTTGTGCCTACTGCGTTTATGGTTATTGTGCTACCTAATGCAACACTGCCACCACCACTTACACCAGTGCCAGCAGTAACCGTTACTGCACCACTACCCGTAAGTTGTGAGTTACCAATAGTTCCCGAAATTCCACTTGCGGCAACGGCAGTTGCTGAGTCAGCCAATGTTGCACGATTAACATACATACTACCAGTTGATACAAATGCAGTAGCACCTGCTGCCGTTTGATAAGCAAATTGTCCAGCACTTCCGCCAAACAAGTTAACAGCACTGGTTGCGGCTCCTACATACATACTGGCTGTAGTTGTCCAAGTAGGAGCACCTACATAGTTTGCCTGTAAGAAATTACCTGTTGTGGCTGTGTTAACAAAAGCAGTTGTACTTGGTGCTGATTGATAATTTAATTGTCCAGCAGTTCCACCTGCAATATTACTTGCAGTTATAGAACTTAGGTTAGCCACTGTTGGACCTGTGATGTCTAACCAGTAACTGGTTGTAGTTGTGCCATCGTTGGTATAACGATAGATATCATCTGTTGATGTGTTGTACCAAATATCACCTACAGTAGCATTTGCTGGGGCGGTACTTGTACTTGTTGAACGGATACCACCGCCTGTTACAGTACCACCAATGTTGACACTACCGCCAATACCAACGCCGCCCTGTACTACTAGAGCACCAGTTGTAGTTGACACACTGGTAGTTGTGTTGTTGATTGTGAATGTACTGGTTGTACTGGTACTACCACTGGTAAACAATACACCGTTTTGATATAGATTACCGTTGAAGTAAATGTTACCACCAATACCAACGCCGCCTGCTACCTGTAGGGCGCCTGTTGTTGTTGATGTTGCCTGTGTAGTACCAGTTAATGTTAATGTGTTGTTGTAGGTAGGAGCACCCGTACCGTTACTGACCAATACGTTACCGGCAGTACCAGGACCAGCAAAGCCAGTTAGACCCGGTGCTGTTTGATAATGAATTTGTCCTGCTGTACCGCCTGCTACGTTTGTAGCAGATGTAATTGTACCGTTGACTGTAGCGTTAATTGCGCCGGCAACAGTGATGTTGCCTCCGACATATATACTACCACCAATACCTACACCGCCCAATACAGTTAAGTCACCAGAACTTGTGTTACCTGCGTTTGCAGTACCAGTAACTAATTTAATATTACCAGTTCTAAATATACCAAAGGTAGCACTGCTGAAGTCTCCGTTTGTGGCTTCAGCACCTGCGCTATACCAATCAAGATATTTTGTTGTGTTATCTAGTACCAATGCCGCATTAGTATCAGTGCTTGCTGTATAATAATGGAAACGGAATCCGATATCTTTGCCATCATCGACAAACCACGGAGCATACACACCACCTGGAGGGGTATGTAATTCAAGTAGGTTATCGGTGTAATACGAATTTGTACTTAGAACATAGGTAGCAGTACCGTTAAATGTAACAATATCTTTGAATAATACAGGACCTGCTACTGTTAGACCTTTATCAGCATAGACAGCACCCGGTGTGTAAATTGCGTTGGCTGTGTTGGTTGCTGTGTTATAGGCAGTACTGCTGACAGTTAATGCGCCGCCAACTGTTACGTTACCACTTGCTGGGTTAATGTAAAAACTGCTGGTTGTATAAACAGACATTGCCGAACTTGCGGCATTGTTAGCACTGACAAATGCAGGGAAATAGTTTGCACTGGCAGATTGTAATTGTGTGTTGACCTGTGTTGCGGCTGCAACATAGATGCTTGAAGTATTTGTAAATACAGGTGCGCCACCTGCGGCCATTAGTAACTGACCTGTAGTACCAGTGCTTAGTAGTGCAGTTGTATTGCTACCGCTTTGATAGACTAAATTACCTGTACCTGCGCCTAATATGTTGGCCGCATAGCCTACTTGTATTGTACCACTTGAAGTCCATGTAGGAGCACCTACGTAGTTGGCCTGTAAGAAGTAGCCAGTGGTAGCAGTTGAAACAAACGCAGTTATACCTGGAGCACTTTGATAGTGTATTTGTCCGGCAGTACCTGCGGCAATATTATTGGCTGTATTAATTGTTGTTACGCCGCCAATTGTACCTGCAAATGTACCATAATAAGTTGTGGCAGTAACAATACCGCCAAAAAAACCGCCGCCATTAACGCCAATGCCGCCAAAAACTTGCAGAGCACCGGTATTTGTTGAACTTACAGAAGATCCAGTTGTTACTGTAACAATACCTGTGTTATCTGCAATGAACAATCTGGATATGCCACTAGTCTGTAACGACATACCATTATTGCCACCGTCACGATAAATTCTAGTGCCTGTTGATCCACCAAAATAAATGTACTGATTAGGCCCAGTGAATATATTGCCTGCCCAAATATCACCACCAACACCTAAACCGCCATTGACAATTTGTAGGGCACCTGTGGCAGTTGAAGTAGCCGCAGTATTACTAGTGATGATAATATTACCACCGGCCTGTGTTAAGGTTGATTGGTACACCGGAGCACTTGCACCAGTTGACATTAAGAACTGACCAAATGAGCCAGGACCAACAAAACCAGTTGTGCTTGCACCACTTTGATAATGTAATTGTCCAGCAGTACCTGCACGGACGTTTGTACTCACTACTGCATCCTGAACATACATGCTGGCTGTAGTTGTCCAAGTAGGTGCACCTACGTAGTTGGCCTGTAAGAAGTTACCTGTTGTGGCTGTGTTAATAAATCCGCTGGTGTCTGCCGCACTTTGATAATGTAATTGTCCAGCAGTACCTGCACGTAGGTTAGTAGATTTAACTGCATCATTGACATACATACTGGCTGTACCAGTCCAGGTAGGAGCACCTGCATAGTTACCTTGCAAGAAATAGCCTGTAGTAGCACTGGTAATAAAACTAGTTAAACCTGGTGCTGTTTGATAAGGTATATAACCTGGTTGACCGTTGGCTAAGTTAGTTGCAGTGGTAGCATTACCTGCGCTTAATCCACTGATTGCTGACCATGACGGAGCACTTGCACCAGCAGTTAGAACATAACCACTAGTACCCAATGGTAACATTGTGGTTGTACCTGCGGCTGTTTGATATGGAACACTACCTGCGGCACCTCCAACAATATTAATCGACGTAACAGCATTGGCCATTAATGTACTAGTATTCAATGACCATGTTTGGTTTACTGATCCGTTAAATGATCCACCGTAAAAACCAGTGCCAGTTGATAAAGTAGCAATAGTTGCATAGGCAGTTGCCGCATTAGTTGCTGTTGTGGCCAAGTCAGCCAATGTTGCGCGGTTAACATAGATACTGCCAGTGCTTGTCCAAACAGGTGCGCCACCTGCGGCAACTAGCAATTGTCCGGCAGTACCTGTGGTCAAGTAACTTGTGGTATTGTTGGCACTTTGATATACAATGTTACCTGTTCCTGCACTTACAAGATTTCCAGATAAGTTACCAGCAAAAGTTGTGGCTGTAACAACACTACCAACTCTAATACTTCCACCAACTGTAATATCTAAACCAATACCAGCGCCGCCAGCAATTTGTAGAGCACCTGTAGTTGTTGAATTTGATTGAGTAGTATTATAGGTACTGATAATGTCATCAGTTTGTATTAATGTTGTTGTAACTGTGGTCAGTTGAATAGTTAACTTATTAGCAATAATATCGCCACCAACATATAAGTTACCACCAATGCCAACACCTCCGCCTACTACCAATGCACCAGTTTGAGTAGATGTAGCCGCTGTTGTACCTGCTAGGGTTAATGTATTTTGGAATGTGGGAGTACCGGATGAGCCATAACTTACTAGTACAGTACCTGCTGTGCCTGCTCCGAAGAAACTGGTTGCACCTGCGGCTGTTTGATAAGGAATTTGCCCTGCCGTTCCGCCCGCTAGGTTAGTTGCAGTAGTTACAGTAACAGCACTACTACCAATTGTTGTTCCGCCGGCAGTTGCCCCGTCATGGAGACGTAATTGTTTTAGTGTAGTATCAACCGTAATTTCACCAATAGCACCTGTGTAGGTGTTATTCTGTGCTGTGGTTCCTCTTTTCCATTGTACTTGTGTTGCCATCTTATTTTCTCTTTATTAGAATGTGCCCCAATCATAATAGATCGGTCCTACTGGGTCACTGATTAATCCAAAATCTGCACTAACTCCTTGTATTCCAGGTATAAATGCTAGGTAAACATTGCCAGTGCTGGTGCTAGACACAGTAATTCCTACTTGTCCATAGACACTAGCGGTGGTTAATACTGTACTACTATTTATTTGTACATAGGAACCATCAAATACCAACTTGTTGGTCAATGTAGTAACGCTTGGGGCCAGTTGATAAGGTATATAACCTGCTTGACCGCCATTTAAGTTTGTTGAAGTGGTAGCACTGCCAGCGTTTCCGCCTACAAGTACACCATTTGAATAGATTGCACCGGCATATAAATTGCCGCCTATGCCTACACCACCTGTAACAACTAATGCACCGGTTGTGGTACCTGTTGATTGTGTATTACCGGAAATGAATAGACTGGTCGTGGCAGTCACTGACTGTGTTACGCGAGTCCATTTTTGTGTGCTGGTACTATAGGAATAGGTTATTCCATTGAATACTGCTAGTTGTCCGGTAGTAGGTGATAGTGGAAAACTCATTTATTCATATCCTTAGAACATTTTTTGAATGTAGCATAATGCATAGTACGGAGGCAAGTTAGCATTAGTTGCACTAACACCCGAACTACTAACGGTTGTAGAAACAGTAATCCCAGTGGTTTTTGTATCAGTGTCTTTGTTAAAGTTACCTTGTTGATCGTCGGGATATTGTTCTGCTCCGGGAGAAAGACTACCTTGGTTATAGTCGTTGATGTTATACCAGTTACTTGTATGGAAGTGGCCTGGGTCAGTAACACTAGATGAAGCCGTATGATTATGGCTAACCACAACAGCGTCTGCACTACCGCCTGTGGTTGCTACTGCATATCCACCGCTGGCACTTGCTCCCACAATAAATTTACTGCGTAAATCTGGAGTAGAGTTTGTACCATCACAAAGTTGCCATCCTGTAGGTATTGTAGTTGTTGCACCACCCCACATTAAAATAACACCTCTAGGTATTACACTTTGTACAAATGCTGTAGTTGCTAACGATGTGCTAGAGTTACTATATGCTGTGGTTGTTCCTACTTGAGCACTAACTGCTGATGCTACTAATGTACTTGTACTAAATCCGGGAGTTGTATTCCATACAGTAACAGTACCGCTACTTGCACTAACAGCAGTACCAGTTCCTGCTGACAACGTATATACTCCAACTCCACCAGCAACTGTTTGCGCGGCAATTGAAAGATTAACAATAGAAGCAGTTGTAACAACTTGATCTGAATTAATATGCAGAGAATTAGTTGTTGAATTAACAGAAAGAGTAGTTCCGCCTAGGTCAATTGTAGCACTGGTTACATACAATGTTCTAAAACGTAGTGTAGGACTTCCAATATTGTATAAACCATTGGAACCAGGTAATATGTCGCCTGTTGTGGTTAGTCCTGCAAAGGTATTATTAGTACCAAAATTTACGTTGGCCACAGTTGGGCCTGTAATATCTAACCAGTAACTGCTAGTACCGTCGCTGGTATAGCGACTAATATCATCGGATACTGTGTCGTACCAAATATCTCCAACTGTGGGGTTTACAGGGGCTGTACTCGAACTTGTTGAGCGAACGCCGCCGGCCACGATTGTACCGTAGCCAACAATATTTCCGCCAATGTAAACATCTTTGGCAATGCCTATACCGCCCGAAAGAATAACACCACCTGTAGTAGTGCTAGTTGAAGTCACAGTTGATAAGAACGACGCAGTGGTATTAACCACCAGGCCTTTTTTGACTTTAAAGTCGGCGTTAGTTGTTGACATTGCCCTTAGTTTCCCTTTCCACCAATTGGCTAGTGTTATTTAGCCCAAACGGTAAAATAGCATTTATAAAATAAGAATAGGGACTGGAGATCTTTTACACAGTTTTACCAATAATTTCAGTTGGGATAGGACAGTAATCTTCAATTTCAAAAGCAGGTGTTACCAACGCCTCGGACCCTGGCTGATATGTGCCGCCGTTGGGAGGAATCATTGGAATCATACTCGGGTCCATTATATCGCCAGATTTATCATTATTTCTTAATGGATGAATACAGTATGCCACTGTATTGTCCTCTAGTGCTTCTAATCTATGATTTTTGTCTTTTCTAATAAAAATCATGTTTGGTGCAGTGAACACTGTGTCAGCGCCGTCGATAGTAACTCGAAGGCTACCAGCAGCCAGTAATGTGAAATGATCATACAAATGAGTGTGTCCTAGTTCAACATCTCCTTTGTTTATAAAGTGCATTTGTCTGCTGTAAAGATTAGATACACATCCTATTGTAATAACCGGTGCATTCATGTCAATACCCCCACCAGATGAATACTGCACCTGTGCCACCAGCAACACCAACTGCTTTACCTGTAGTACCGCAATATTCGTTATCTATACCTCCACCACCCCCACCTCCACCATAGGTGCTACCTGTTGTGGCAATAGTGTTTGCGCCACCACCACCTTTACAACTAGTAGCAGAAGTAAACCAATAATATCCAATATCATATGATACCTGCGGTGGTGCGTTTCCTCTGCCACCTGCTCCTGCAGAACCTGCGCTATATGGAGTTGCGGTACCAACTGTTGTATTAATAGCAAAACCTCGTCCGCCTGCGCCGCCACCTGCGTAGGCTGAAGTATAACCTGCGCCACTGCCACCTGCACTAGCCAATGGATTAGTGTATCCTGATGCGCCTGCGCCGCCTGTACCGCCACTGCCTCCGCTAACAACATCTCCGGCATTATCGATTCGATTCTGATTAAAGTGTGCGCTATAGTTATTATTATCAAACGTACTTGGGCAAAGTTGTGATAATGCACCACCGCTACCACCTGCCGCACCCGCTATAATAGTAGCACCATTTTTAACAGTTACTGAACCGCCTGCACCGCCTGCACTACCCCCACCATACTGTCCATCTCGCCCAGAACCGGCTGTGCCAACTGAATTAATAGTAATTGTTAAAGATGTGCCTGGAGTGACAGTATATGTTTTTAGTGTAAGTTCTCCTGACCCACCGCCACCCCCACCTGTATATGGATATATAGCAGAACGACCAGTGCCACCGCCTCCGCCACCACCTGCTCCAATACATAATATTTTAATTGTGCCGCCGGATGAAGTAGGAACCGTAAATGTAGTTGACGCTGTATATACTCCGCTATTACCAGGTACTATATTAGCAGGAGTTGTTATAGAATTAGATGACGAACTACTGGCTGAATTACCTACTGCATTGGTCGCATATACAGTAAATGTGTAACTTGTTGATTCAGATAAGCCATTAACAGTAATTGTGCCTGAACCTGAACCAGACAGTGTACCAGTAATGCCCCCCGGACTTGACACGGCTGTATATGAAGTTATCGCAGAACCACCATTAGAAGAAGGTGCAGTGAATGTAACAGTTGCTTGATTATAAGCAGTAGCAGTTGCAGTACCAATTGTAGGTGCAGATGATACTGATGGAGCACTTCCTAAAAATGATTGCATTATGGTCATACTGTATTTATTTTTCCATAAAAAGAAATAAAAATAGGATCCGAAGATCCTATTCTTAAAAGTTACACGTTTTACAATGTAATTGTTGTTCTATTCAACTTGATAGTCATGCTTGTTGGGGTATAGTTAGGAGTAAACGATACTGTAACTGTACCACCACCCAAGGCAGCATCAAATGTACCTAGTTCGCCCTGACTTGTAGCAATTGCATATTCAGTTAGATATACGTTTGTACCATCGTGGAACACTAGAATCTCTTCAACGTGAATCTTAGTACCGTCAACAATCTGTACAATATATTTGGCAGTTCTATATGCACTGGCACTATATGTATCTAAAGTGGCTTGAGCGTTGGTTGTAATATAACCACTGGTATAACTTGAGTATAAACTGTTGTTGCTGTAGATTGCAGGAACAACAGTCTGTGTGCTTACTGAACCAATGGTTACTGCACTACCTACTACCAAGTTCTTAGTAATACCTACACCACCTAGTGTAACAATAGAACCGTTGTTAGTTGCATTACTGTCTTGTGTGCTGTTGAACGTTGCAATACCTGTTACACCAATTGTACTGCCAAATACAGAGGCACCGGTTGCAGTAAACAAGTTAGCAACACTTAGATTATTACCAACTGTTTCGTTGTTGGTAACTGTTAAGTTTGTAACTGTTAGTGCAGATAATGTAACCACACTTGGTAAAGTTGCAGTACCTGTAATAACAAGGTTAGTTGCAGTAAGTGTTTGACTGACACTGACATCAGTTAATGATGTTCTACCAGTTACACTTAACGTGTTTGTAACTGTAGCGGCACTGATTGTAGCACCACCGTTCAGTGAAGTATAACCAGTCACAACTAGTGCGTTAGTTACTGTGGCCGCGCTTAGAGTAGCCCCACCGCTTAGTGAACTAAATCCGGTTACTGCTAACGAACCTGCTAGAGTAGCAGTTGTACCCACATACAAGTCTTTAGCAATACCAACACCACCTGTAGTCTGTACTGCGCCTGCTGTTGCAGAAGCCAATGTAGGGGTTGTGTTGTTATGGAAAGTTACACCAGCAATAGTAGCAGTTGTACCTACATATAAGTCTTTGGCAACGCCTACACCACCAGTTACCTGTACTGCACCTGCGGCAGCAACACCTAAACTTGGAGTTGTACTGGCTGCTAATAATGTGTTTGTAACTGTGGCGGCACTTAGGGTAGCACCACCATTCAATGTTGTGTATCCACTTACCAGTAATGCGTTGGTTACAGTGGCCGCACTGATTGTAGCACCACCATTCAATGTTGTGTATCCACTTACCAGTAATGCGTTAGTTACGGTTGCGGCACTGATCGTAGCGCCGCCATTTAATGTTGTGTATCCACTTACTAGTAATGCGTTGGTTACTGTTAGAGCACTGGCCGTGGCACCACCGTTTAATGAACTGTATCCAGTTACTGTTAAACTTGTACCAACACTGGCCGCACCTGCTACTGTGGCAGTTGTACCAACATAGATATCTTTGGCAATTCCAACACCACCTGTGGTTTGAACAGCACCTTGTGTGGCAGAAGCCAAACTTGGAGTTGTATTGTTGTGGAATGTAACACCTGCAATAGTTGCAGTTGTGCCTACATAGATATCTTTAGAAATATCAACACCGCCAGAAACTTCAATTGCCGCTACTATTGGTCCACCTGATAATGCTGGTGCAGTACTTGTTGCATAGAATGTTCCTGCTACTGTGGCAGTTGTACCAACATAGATGTCTTTGGCAATGCCCACGCCACCTGTGGCCTGTATAACACCTGCTGTAGCAACACCTAAACTAGGAGTTGTACCAGTTGCAAGCAGTGCGCCAGCAACAGTAGCAGTTGTACCTACATAGATGTCTTTAGCAATGCCTACACCGCCGGCTACCTGTAATGGTCCAGCAGTAGCCGATCCCAATGACGGAGTTGTACTGGTCATTGTTGTGACACCGCCAATGGAAACTCCGTTATTAACTGTTAATGCTGTGCCAGTACCTTCAATTATTACAAAGTCGAACGTACCTGTGCTACCTGTAATTTGATCAAGGCCAACACCTTTTAAGAATAATGATCCTTGTAGGTTAATATCACCGCCAACCCATAAGTCGTTATTAATTGCGGCGCCGCCACGTACAATTAACGCACCAGTGTTATTATTGTATCCTGTACTATTACTTGTTCCACTAACTGTGATGTTTGTAGCAGTAAAAATAGTACCGTTAAATGTCATTCCTGCATTGAATGCTGTTTGTCCTGGTGCAGTCTGATAAGGAACTTGATCTTTTAAACCACCAGCAATGTTAGTTGCTGTGGTAGCAAGACCAGCAGTCAATCCGCTTACTGGTTGCCATGATGGGTTTCCGCCTGTGACTGTTAGAATATAACCGTTTGTACCAATAGCCAACATGGTTGTTTGACCTGCGGCTGTTTGATATGGCATACTACCGGCTAAACCGCCGGTAATGTTGGTTGCTGTATTGGATAAGTCAATAGTACCAACTAGACGTTGTGTAGTATCGTTCCAGGTAACAGGAGTGTTTTGTAATTTGTTATTGATACTGTAAACAATACCACTGGCTGTTGTTAAGTTTGTAGCATTTAATGTATTGGCCCATACTGCACCACCAACACCTATACCACCGTTAGTAATCTGTAACGATCCTGTTATGGTACTGGTTGCGGCTGTGCCACCTGCCAGTATAATACTACCAGTTCTAAATGTACCAAATGTAGCACTGCTGAAGTCGCCAGTTGTTGATTCAGCACCCGAACTGTACCAGTCAAGATATTTTGTTGTGTTGTCTAGAACTAGGGCGGCATTGGTATCTGTTGAGTTTGTATAGTAGTGGAAACGGAAACCAATATCCTTACCGTCGTCTAATGTCCATTGACCGTATACACCTGAGGGAGGAGTATGCAATTCAATTAAGTTGTCCGTATAGTATGTATTTGTACTTAATACGTAGGTGGCAGTACCGTTAAATGTAACAATATCTTTGAATAACGTTGGTCCTGCAACAGTTAATCCCCGATCGGCATAGATACCACCCGCTGTATAGATTGCGTTGGCTGTGTTGGTTGCAGTATTCCATGCTGTGCTTTTAACAATTAAGTTATCACCAATATAAGTACCACCGGTAACAACCAATGCACCTGTTCCAGCATTGGCTGCTGTGGTGTTAGTTGTAAGACTTGTTATACCGGCAACGTTTAAAGAACCGCCCAATGCACTTGCACCTGTGCCTACTGTGAAAATGTTTGTACCTGTAACAAATAGCGCACCACTAAATGTGTTTACTGCACCGTTGAATAGACTGTTGCCTGCAACTTTTAATGTATTACCTAATTCACTTGCACCTGTGGCGGTAAACAGGCCGGTAACTGCTAGGTTTCCGCCGACTGTTTCGTTACCAATAATGTTAGCACTAGTTGCCGTAAAAATAGTTGCAGTTAGTAGACTTACCTGGCTATAACCAGTAACGTTCAGCGTACCTACCAGCGTTGAGTTACCCCAAATTGTTGCTGTTGTTCCAACTACTAAGTTTTTAGCAATTGCGGCACCACCAAGGACCTGTAGCGTTCCGGTCTGCCCGGTTGACGTTGTTGCAAAAAGGGTACCTTCTGTGGTTATACCCGCTTTGATAACAAAGTCTTTAGTGATTGATGTTAGTGCCATTTGTGTTATTTCCTTTAACTTGTCATCGTTGTTCTAAAAATCTTCAAAGTCTTGCTGGATGCTTGATATGCTGTAAAATATAATCTCATTATATTATCATTTTGTACATCTGCCGCAAAACTACCTAATTCTCCGTTTGATGAAAGAACCGCGTATTCTGTTGCGTATACTGTTTTATCATTATCAACTAATAACAGCATTTCAACAGTTTGAAAACTTGCTCCCGATCCTGTTCCATCATCTATCTGTATTAGATACTTCGAAGTTCTATATTGATCCGTCGAATATGAATCTATCACAGTTGTGTCCGTTGTATTTACCAAAATCAGCCCGGAATCTATTACAGTGTCTGCAATTTGAACACTCTCAGAATTAATTCTACCTGCAACACCTAGTCCCCCACTAATAACCACTGCACCTGTGCTACTGGATGTAGAATTGGTAGTATTTGCAAAAAATACTTGATTAGTAGTAGTACTTCCCCTACCTATAACAGATTGAAACGTAGAGGTGTTGGAAATAAGTATAACTGGTCCAGTAAAAGAACTAGTATTAGTAATTTTAATATCTGCACCAGACTGGAAAGAGTCAACTAGAGTAGTTGTGGTAATTACCGGTACACCGCCGCTATAAATTGTACCACCTAACCATAGATCTCCACCTGCACTAATGCCACCAGTAATGATTAAAGCCCCTGTACCTAATGAGGTTGCGGCTGTTGCATTTGAAATAACAACCTGATTTGTAGTTGTGTGGCCGCGATCTGTTACTGTTTGTAGTGTACTGGTGTTCCATATTCTAACTGTTTCTATAAACCCCACAGTTGAAGTAGTAATTGCAGTATCTGTTCCTGCAACAAACAGGGGTTGCTGAACATATTTTACCAATGTTGATGTTGTAATGATTTCTGCATTGTCTATGGTAGATGTGTTGGCAATATGAACCATGCCGCCAATCCAAACATCTTGTCCTATTCCTACACCGCCTACGACCTGTAATGCTCCTGAGGTTGTACTGGTAGCATTTGTAGTTGTTGTAACTGATAGTGAATTTGTAGCAGTTAAATTCTGTAGTGTAAGATTTACTAACTGTGTTGACTCGGCAACTTTAATCCAAGCATAACCTGTCCACCGATAAGTTGTGGTTCCTATTGTAAATTCTTGCCCTACATAACTGGGTACTGGAAAAATTGATGACATATTATACTCTTATAGTCCTGTAAATTGTATCCAAACTTTATTTGCGCCGTCTTGCATATATTGGAATGTTGCGCCTTGGCTCGGGTCTATCCAAAAATCGCCAAGTCTAGGACTTGCAGGGGGCGTTCCGACAGATAGTGTTGATATAGGTACATACAATAAATTGTTTTCATTTGGATTTCCTTCCCGACTGTATATACTTTGAGAAGCCGATATGCTAGGAATTAGCAGTTGTCTAACATCAGCATTATATGCAAAGTTTGAATCTTCTGTTAATTGTTCGTAGGCATTGGTTCCTGTGCTTAGGATAATAGCATAGTTTCCGCTAGATGTTGTATGTATGAATACATTGTCAGCATAGGTTGCTGTACTTACACTTAAATTAGCCGCATTACTCCATGTTGCAGTTGAACCGTTAGAAACTAGTACTGTATTTGTAGAGCCTATATCGATAAACGCAGTGGTTCCGCTACTGGTTTGATAGGGAATACTGCCTAAAGCACCTTTTTCTAAATTTGTAGCAGTTGTTGCAAGTCCAATAAAATTAGTAGCATAGGAATTTAAGAAGTGCGAGTCTTGTGGATTAAATGCACCAATGGCCATGTTGTTGATATTTCCCGGCACGCTAGGTTGAATTGTAATAGAACCGCCTAGCGTTGGTTGAATGTAAACACTGGCGGCTTGTGGAGAAAGATCTACTGATCCTGTTCCTGTGACATTTAATTCTCCTAACATATAACTGTCGCCAAGAACTCTTAGATCAGAATGAAATGTTCCTGTTGAGTAAACATCTAGATGCTGTACTGAAAGATTTACTATAGTAGCAGTGGTTGCTGTGAATACCGTAGATACTAGTGTTCCTCCAATATAAGTGTCACCCCATACACCTAATCCGCCTTCAACAACTAATGCACCTGTATTTGTATTTGTGGAAATAGATCCCCCACTGACAACTACACTTAATGTTCCTGTTCCTACTAGTCTTAAATTTGTGCCAGTGGTATTAACATACATTGTACCTACGTTAAACTGTACATTACCTAAACTGCTTGCATAGGTAGTTATCAGTTTATCACTTGTGATAAGTGTATAGCCCGTACTGGTACTGGGACTTGCAGGCAGTTGTGGCATAGCGTCTTGCAGTTTAATAAACTGTCCGCTACCTCCTGACCTTAAAATTGATCCACTTAATAATCCTGGCATTATATATTATCCTGTTTATGCATTTGCTGTTTGTAGTATACTCAATACCAATTGCATTGTACCTGTTGTATCTGCATACGCACGTATACTGTCTAATTCTTCAATAATCAACTTTCCTGATAAAGGAGAGCCAGCATCATTTGCAGGAATAGCATATTGATTAACTAATACACTGTCTGTATTACCTGGTTGTCCACCAAAACCTTGAGCATCGGGGAGGATAGTTTTATATCTATGATGTACAAAAGTCACGGTATGTGTTTCAGTTGTAAGATTTGAAACTTGCGCCATTAATACAATGGAAGTAACACCAATTGGTGCTGTATAAACAGTGGCCGTTGTACTTGTGCTTAGTTTTGATGTTTTGGTTAAAAATTTATTTAATGGTAACTGTGCCATAATCTTTCCTATTATTCAATTGCCAATATGAATGGAGTCATATTTGCATATAGTGATTGTACAAATGTTCTACCACTTAGAACACCTGTTGCTTGACTAATAACTAACCCTGGACCAATACGGAAGTCACCGTTTTGGTCAGTTGATGTAAAGAATACCTTCCCAGCATTTAATTGTACTGTTTCTTTTGCCTGTACAGGATCTGCAACACCACGTTGTGGTAATGCACCGTAATTTGTTCCTGCACCTACATATTCGAATAGGTAACCACTTGCTGAAATATAACTACGTTGGTAGAAGTTTGCTATAGAACCATCTGGGAATAAATCCGGACGAGTTACTGCTTCTCCTAATGTAACAACGTGGTATGTACCGCTACGACTCCAATAACTTAGTCCACTATAGACACTATTATAGTTTCCGCCTGATTGTAGATCATAGATTAGTTGTTGTAAAATTAATTTAACATCTCTAACACATTTATCGGTATTGTAATCTCCAAGACCGCTTGCAAGATTTAATGCCACATAGGCTGCAACCTCTGCTGAAATAAAGTCAATATTACTTGTTATTAACGCAACTGCATTACCTGCACCAGTTGGTACAGTTCCGGAAGTAATAATTTGACTTTGCGGAACTACAGACTGTGCGGCAGCGATATTTGGAGCACCAATAATATTGATCATGTAACCAAATCGTAAATCAATAAACGGTTGAGCGGCGGCTCCTCCTACCACTGTTGCATTAATTATCTGTGTTTCTGAATTGCCGAATGTCGGTGTTACAGGAATGTTAGCAATTACCTTATCAACTACAGTCTGCATATATTCTAACGTATTAATATGCGCTGAAATTTGACTTATTGTAGGTCCTTGATAATACGGATCACTGTTTGCACTTAAAATATTAGTATTGGGTGCATAAGGTTGCTCGGCAACTGAACTAGTCTGCACTGTATAATAACTGTTTCCACAGAAATATAGTGTAAAGTATGTTGGATTAGTAACGTCGCCGCCGCCACTGGTCAATGCTTGATTTAAACTAATACTATTATAATTAACATCAGCAACGACTGTACCTGTAGCCGCATACCAAACTCCGTTGTCGTCCCACTGGCGACCGTATTGATCTTTAATATAGACCGTGTTGCCTATAAACACATCAGTTGTGCTAATTCCTGTTAGATTAATTGTACCTGTAGAAATTGTACTTGTACTTGGTTGTGTGTTTAAGAATCCTGGGAGTCCTTGTTCGTTAGTATGACCGTTAGGTGGAACAATTTCCATAACTTGACCAATGTGAGGTCTGTTACCAACATCTGGAACAAATATTTCAACTTGTCCGCCATTGTTTGGCCAATAGCCTGTTGGATAAAATTGGTCTAAGTAGGCTCCGCCAGAAACATCTGGACTAAATGGATATGAGCGATATGCGGGGTTAAACACAGTACCGCTAAAACTTCGTGGACCATATCCTTTGGCCAACAATGAAATATCACCAAAGTTACAGTTGGAGTTAGTAACAGAAGCAATACCACCATTATCACAGATAACACCAATACTACAGAAAATTGTAAACACAGAAACTAACTGTGCATATCCGTTGTTGGTAATTTTAACACCAATACCGCCTTGATTCAATTGCGTGTAAGCATCAAAAACAAACGATTGAATTGGCGAACGCTCACTGACCACTGCACCATCAATTAATGCCCCGCCCATTGCACCAATTGGATCAACTTTTCGTTGATTCCATGTAGTTGCATCGCCGGTTAACTCAAGGCTTAATGCATCAACTTCAACATCTTGTAAAGGATAAATTGTTGTGTTTCCAAAGTATAGTGTTGAATTATCTCCGTATCCTATTGTGTCTTGGCTAAGACCTATCTCATATGTTCCTGCTGATATTTCATTTATGTAGGTAACTGTTGGTGCAACGTTTACAATATCGCCGTTGGGTCCCGATACTGCAAATACACCACCGCCGATATACTCTGAAGGGGCTACCTGAGGTCCGTTTTGGATAATGTTGGTTATAATATTAAAGTTGCGGGCAATTGCCTCTTGCGGCATATAATCGCCACCGTATTGATAGAAAGGATTAATAACCTGTGTTGCTACTGTACCTGTTACGCTGGTAACTGTTGTATTAGCAATAACCTGCAGAGCAAGATCTCTTGCATAGTTAATTGCTAGTGTAGTTGTAGTTTCTTGTCCGGCAACATAGTTGTAACCTTGATTCCAGTAACTTAATCCTGCTTCAAGTGACTTTCTATTGCCGCCAAGTAAGATATCCTGACTTACTGCATCAATAATCAATCCTGTATCTCTAAAACAAGATTCTTGATTATAGTTAAAGGATTCGGGATTGTAAGTTTTATCTAAGTAAGCAATAGTTTCTTCTACAATAAACTTGCGGTTTGCAATAATAATATTAAATGCACGTTCTGTTTCAGATGATGCAGAACGTGTTAACGACACAGGAACTAGTGTTGCTGCCACTGTTGGCCCATTAGCAACAATATTTGTAATGGTGCTAATAATTTCAGTTACCTTATTGGCGTTTGTGCTGTCGCTTATAGGCAATGACAGCGTTGGTTTTACTTTTGTCTGCAGAGGGTAAAAAGATTGACCTTGGATTAATTTTGATGCTAAATCACCCATAAACATAAACGCATCGACAGTAGCGGCTGTTTCTCCTGGAATCACTGTGGTTCCTACTGCACTGGTATAATAACTTAATCCAGATTGAATTGCTTGTCGATTACCACCATACAATAAATCAAAACATATACTATCAATAATATATCCTACATCTCGCTGGCATGTAATTTCTGAATATGTAAACCCTGGGTTAGTAGCATTTATATAGGCAGTAACTTCTTGGGCCATGTAAGTTTTATTTGCCTGTAATAAATTTACAGTATTTTCAATACCCTTTAGATTACTAGCAGTTCCGCTGTTGGCAACAACTTGATCTGTCCATCCAGTAGTTTGCCCATTAAGGATAGTTAGTATAATACCAAATTCAGATCGTATTTTTTTAACTTCTACACTGGTTGCATAATTGCTTGATGTTGTCTGTACTCCGTTAGAATATCTTGTTACACCTACTAGAGCATCTGTGGATGTTGTAATATTTTGTACAATTTTAACACTTAAATCTCTTAGATACGTTACGGCATCTATAGTTGGATTAATTTCTTGTTCAATTGACCCTGTATACCCGCCTTGATTAAAATATTGCAATCCAGAGAATGTAGATTGTGAGTTGCTAGGTGTTGGGAACAATAAATCAATAGCCACACTATCAAGTATTATTCCTGCATCTCTACGACACTTAATTTGATTATATGGCAATGCTTTAGGAGGATTGCACAAGTTATAGTTGATATAATTAATAACATTTTCTTGAATGAATGTACGATTGGCATGCAATAATACTTCAGCACTGACAAAAGCAGAATCTGGTCCTGTACTGATAAAAATATCAGGAGCCGCAGTTGGGCCGTTGTCAATTATGTTAGTTGTTATATTGAATAATTTCTTAATTGATGATAATGTAACATCGCCACCAGTCATTACTGTATTAATGACTTGACTGTCTGTAGGAATATTTGCCGGAGGTACTAATACAGGGCATGTTTGATTTTGAACAACTAATGAGCACAAATATGCAATGTAGTCAATTGCTTCAATTGTTTGTGTTTCCTGGCCAGCAATGACACTGGTAACACCCCTATAGTAGGCTAGACCACTTTCAACACTCTTTTGATTTCCACCAAAAGCCATATCATAGGCCATATTTTCTACAAGTATTCCAGCATCTCTATAACATAGTTGTCTGTTATAGTCAAAATTATTCATAGTCTGATCGATAAATGCAACAACTTCAGCCTTGATAAAGTTAAGATTAGCAATCAATAAGTTATAAGCATTTAACACACCCACCGAAGTATTCTCAGTTAGATTGATGGGAGTTTTCTCGCCAGCAAAGTCAGGGCCGTTTCTAATAATACCTGTTATAATATCAATCTTGTTTTGTAGTTCAGAGACTTCATGAGATGTAGCGGCATCTAAATTTGTTACTTGACTTACGCTAAACTGATATGTTTTTAATAATTGATCACCTTTAACAATATTAGGAATAATACTCTTAATAAAACGATAAGCAGAAATAGTAGCAGGAACTTCTTTACTTGACGCTAGTGTTGATGTATTAGAATATGTATAATAATACACACCACTCTTGATACTTTGAATGTTGCCACCGTGTAGTAAGTCAAAACATACACTGTCAATAATATAACCAACATCTCTACGGCACGTTTCTTGATTGTAACTTAGACTAGGATAGTTTGTAGTGATCCAAGCAATGATTGCATCTTGTATACTAGCCTTATTTGTTTGTAAAGTATTATAATCAGTAACTGTACCGGAGTCAGTTGTTGGTAATCCACCGTAGATTACTTGATCTGTAATACCAGCAGTAGAATTAGCGGTCAATATACCAATTATTTTATTGAACAACCCTGTAACTGTTGATTGATTACCTGAACTAACACTAGGAATCGCTATATCTCTTAAGTGTGTAATAGCCGCAATAGTCTGTGTTATTTCAGAAGGAATATCTCCAGTGTAGGTTCCTTGATTCCAATATTGTATACCTGCAAAAGTACTATCGCTAGTACTATTGCACAGCAGGTCCATAGCAATAGCATTAATAATCAATCCTGTATCTCTAGCACATTTAGTTTGATCATAAGAAAATGCACCACTGTTAAACGTTGCATCAACATAGGCAACTGTCTGACTTTGAATAAAAGGTTTATTGGCTAACAGTAAGGTACGGGCATTGAAGAATCCTGGATTTTGTTGTCCTTGATTAACACTCTGTCCAATACGCAAATCGCCTGTTGATAGAGAAACAGTGATTGTAGAAGTGTTGGACTCCCATGTGGCAAGACCCACTGCCTTGGGAATTTGTACTGTGTTATTTGGACGGAACATGGTTCCATCTCTTAACCACGGACCACTTTGATTTGTACAGTTTTGTACATATGGAGACTGGAATACATCAATTCTATTATCACCGGTTTGAGGAGGAAATGATGCGGCATAGGCACCTCTATTAAACCTTTGATCATATGCACCATCTAACCGACCACTTCGTCCGTTTAAGAAGTTCATATAGTTTAGGTAACATCCGCTGTTAACATGGAATAAGTCCTGTGTCTTATTAATTGGCTCAATGAATGTGGTACGAATATCACTACCTCTAACAGAAGTATATGGTTTCATTACCAATGGATTATTTTCTAAATATCGACCAGCACTAACAAGAATCTGTGTGCCGGGTTGATAGTAGGGACTGTTCATTGCGCCGCCAATTGTACGGCAAGCACGACTTGAATCTTGAGCGCGACCATCGTTAGTATCATCGCCATCCATGGTCACATATAATGTGTTTGTTACAACAGGTGCAGTACCGATTGGAGTTTGTCCACGAACACGAATGTCTCCAAAAATATCTGTTATGCCTGCTCCGGGTGCAAGTGTTAGGCTACTTGCAGTGCTTCCAATAAATTTTGAATATACTTTGTTAAGGTACGCATCTGCCCATTCATAATCTTGTGCGCCGATTGTACCAGTATTGGCATTATCACGAAGAATACTTCCGCCAATATAAACGTCTTGTCCAATACCCACGCCACCAGTTACAGTAAATGCTCCAGTTGTTGTACTTGTAGAACTATCTGTACTAATAACACCAATTCTTTCTGTTGTAATTTTTCCACGATATGGATTATATTTTAGTCCACCAGAACTGCCATCTTGATTGTAAATATCTGCAAATAAATTTGCACCTTCCTGAACAATGCCTGCACCATCAGTCATTAAAGGAAAATATGTAGCATCTAAATTAGTTTTAAGAACTACAATGTTACTACTTGTGGTTGCAGTATTTGCAGTTGCAATACGTCCGTAGATAAATCCCCCAACAGACAGATCTTTTTCAATACCTACACCACCACTAAAGTATGCTCCTGCGGCTTCTCGTTGTGCTGTGGTACTGAATAGAGTTTGATCTATATCAAAAGGCTCAGCGGCACTTGTATTAAGTATGCTACCAACGTTGGCAGCATTATTTCGAAAAACAATAGTCGGTCCTAGTTGACCTGTAACTCTTAGATACCCTGCAACGTTTGTAGACGACGATCTAATCAGGGTGACATTATCAGCCTGAGATAATGATTGTACATTATTTGTTGTCTGTACTGAGCCACTCTGCGGTGCTATTGATCGTGTACCTGATTTTCTAACCATTATTTTAGATTCCTTTAGGGTATTTATTCGTTTAGCATATTTGTAGTTCGATGCCTCTTAAAATCGGTGTTGTTTTATGAGGCCAATTAGGATGACTTTTTAATCTTACTACTATTCCAAATGATGGATCTTGAATAATATCGGATATGTTGTCTATCTTCCACAAATCTGTAGAGCCGCCGTAGGTTTGAATAGGGTCAACAGTTTTAGCACACTTGTTTTCGCCTATTAACTCATCGTTAACAGTTAGTTGTACGGTATCGTCGAATACACGACCAACTCTGTCAACTGTAAATTTAAATACTATTCCAGACACAGTGTTAGGAATACTTGTAAAATTAAAATTTGTTGCTTTGACATACCAAGTTTTCATGGTTATATCATTCCTGGGTTGTCTGGCTATGTGTAATAGTGGATTGCTTAATGACACTCCTCTATTAAGAGTTCTAACCATTTCAAAATTGTCTGTGCCCCAACGAATATGCGAATCGTCTTCTGCATACTGTGTAATGTTATTAGGGGTAATCCAAATAGTGCTCATAACGTATTTACCATAATAAAAAAGGACTCCGAAGAGTCCTTTATATTGAGTTTAAAATTAATTAAACGTTGGCAATAGTTACGATGTCTGTTGCCGGTGTTGAAATATTCCAACCAACACTTGAACCGCTTGCATATACGAAACTACCGCTAGCAGTAGAACGTGTAATAACTGCGCGACGTGCTGTTAATTTTGTAACATAATAAGTGCTACCGTTAGTATCTGTAGCAACAATGTTCATTTGACCAGCAGTCAATGTGCTGGTATTAACTAGTTTGCACTGACCAATACCTTCGCTAGTCTTAACTAGATAACGGTGGCTTGCTTCTTGTTTAACAATATCAGCAAGTTTAGCATCTGTACCACCATCTTTGGTCTGTAGGTATGCCATAACTTTAAGTGCATTAGTTGTTGTGCTTGTTAAAGTAACTGTCTTGGCAAAACCCGAACCTTGATCATAAAACTTTAAGTTGTTTGCGTTAGTCCATGATGTAGAGTTAGGTAGACTAGATGTAACACGGTTTAATACTGGATCAACCGCTGTAACAAGGCCACCGTTGCCGCCGCCGTATACTCTCATACCGATTTGAATGCCAACAACACTAGCAACACTCATTGTATTTGTTGCAGTAACGCCAGAGTTGGTTACATATTGTGTAACTACAGAGGCTGTTGTAACTGTTAATGTTGGAGCAGATGTATAACCTGTACCAGAATCGTCAATAACAATACTGGTAATACCAAATCCACCATTTCCGTCTGTTGTAAACACAGGGTGACCTGTTGCTGTACGACCTGTTGGCTCTTGTGGTGCTGAGAATGTTATTATAGTACCTTGTGAATATAATGTACCTGTATTGCTAATGCTAACGCTAGCAACACCTTCACCGCCGATACCGCTACCAGTATTTACGCTGCCGAATTGTTCGTTGTTTAAGTTACCAAAGAATTTCTTTTTAATTGGACGTCCCATTTTGTTTCTCCTTAAAATATAATGACGTTTGAGGTCTACGCAGATGGTACTGCATAATATCTCATTTGTATTTAACAAAAAACCCGCCGAAGCGGGTTTTTGTTTTGCTTTAAAGCCAAGTATTTGATTACTTGTAACTTGTGTTAGCAGAGTTGATGCTTACTTTACCTAAGTAGTCAGCGGCGTTACCTAGAGAAGAAGCAGTGTTGCTTAGTTCTACGTAACCGTAACGTGTTAGGAAACCAACTACTGGTTCGAATGTTGCTGGATCTAGAACAACACCAGAACTCATTAGAGGAATGTAAGGGCAATAGAACGCGGCAGCATCTGCCTCGCTAGAACCTTTGTATCCAACTAGAACTTGGTTGTCATAGATTGACTGAGAACCGCTGTCTGGTAGATATGCATCTACGTAAACACGTAAAGAACCGTTCAATGTACCAACAAACTTAGTGTTTGTAGGTGCTTCAAATGTACCTTCTGTTGTACGAGCAAATGCACTAGTTGTTGCACTTTGTAGGATCGTTAGAGCCTGGTTAGAAACAACAGCCCAGTTAGCCGCACCACGACGTGTGCGTTGAGCGATCAAGTTAGCAACACGGTTGATTTGAATTGCCAATGCGGCATGCTCGTCACCAACGAATGTAGCAGTACCAGATACTAATGCTTGGTCATATGTTTCTTCAACAGTTGCCAAACCACGTAGGCTTGCTAGGATCTCTTGGTCGATCTCAGCAGTGATCTCTTGTGCCAAAGCGGCCATGATTTCTGCTTCGATATCAATACCTTGTTGTGCTTGAGCATCTTGAGCGGCTTCGAATGTCCAACGTGCGCTTAGTTTGCGGCTCTTGGCTTCTACTGGTGCCTTCAAGATTTGAATGCTCATACGCTTACCTGGTGTACCCTCTAGAGTACTTGTAGCAGCCGCACGTGGTGTGCTGTTGCTGTCGTTACCAGAATATGCTTGAGCAATTTTGAATGGGCTCAATGCTTCTTCGCCTGCGGAAACTTCTTGAGAAGCATCTGCATAACGTACACGTAATGTGTGGATTTGACCAACTGGACCAGTCATTGGCTGAACGCCGATGATCTCGTTGGCAATAACTGTAGGCATAACACGACGGATAACTGGTAGAATAACACGGTTAAGTGTTGCTACGTTACCTGCGCTAGTTGCACCTGCTGTTGCGCTTTCAGCCAAGAACTTGCGTGTGTTCTCTAAGCATACGCCCATAGAACTACGACGGTTACGCGTTAGGCCTTCAAGCAGTGCGTATTTGGTCTCTGACCATCTTTCATTTAATAATTGTGACATT